ACTGCTGGTACGAAGGCAACGGAGCGAACTACGGCCGGACCCAGCACTACAACGACAGCCGGTACCACATGCTCAACCTCCACGCTTCCTTCACCAAGGGCACGATCGAGTTCAGACTTTTCCAGTTTTCAGACCCGCACGACGGCAAGAAGGGCGGCATTCACGCCGGCGAGATCAAGGCTTACATTCAGCTTTGCCTTGCGATGAGCGAGCTTGCCAAGGAAGTCGCCTACGCCAGCCCCAAGCCCCAGCAGACCGAAAACGAAAAATACGCGATGAGATGCTGGATGCTCCGGCTGGGCTTCATCGGAGAGGAGTTTGAAACCGCCCGTGAGATCCTCCTCAAGAACATGGACGGTAATGCAGCCTGGAGACAGGCCGCCTGCTGAGAACCAAAACAATAACGCCTTCGCCGGGGAAACCCGGCTTTAGGCAGTGAAAGGAGGCGACAGGCCATGAAGAAGACGTACAAGGTGCTGATCACGGAGACCCTGCAGAAGACGGTCATAGTGGAAGCGGAAAATGAGCAGGAAGCTCATCGCAGGGTTTCGGATGCATGGAAGAACGCGGAATACATTCTGGACACGGACAGCTTTCAGGGTGTGGAGTTCCATGTGACCGGAGAGGCGGACGGCGATGAGACCGAAAAGGAACTTGACCGAGTGGAAAGCAAAGGCGGTGAGGCGGTTGAGTGATTTCTGGAAAGGGTTCAGGCAGATCCGGCCGGAGGACGGCGAGGTCTACTGTGTGGCCTACGGAAGCAACCTCGATCAGGTGCGGATGAAGAAACGCTGCCCCAGCGCGGAGGTCTTCGGAACATCGGCGATCGGCGGGTACCGGCTGCTGTTCAAGCAGAGCATGACCGGCGCCTACGCTACCATCGAGCAGGACGCCAACTGCTGTGTCCCCGTGGTCATCTACAAGATCTCCATGGACGATGAGCTGAAGCTCGACCGGTTCGAGGGCTACCCCAAGTACTACTACAAGCGGGACTTCCTGCTCCCCGTGTGGGGACTGAACGGCAGGAAGAAGAAACTGCGGAGAAACTGCATCGCCTACATCCTGCATGAGTACCGGCTGCTGGGTGAGCCCGGCGAGGAGTACTTTGATTTCCTGGACAAGGGCTATGAGCGGTGGGGCTTTGACAAAGCCATCCTGCGTAAAGCCATGGAAGACAGCATTGGGAGAGAAGCGGCAGGCCAGTGGCTTGCGGAATACTACGAGGAGGATGAACATGAGTAAGAAGTACATAGCCTACGGATCAAACCTGTCCGTAGAGCAGATGAAGCACCGGTGCCCTGACGCGAAGGTGCTGGGCATGGCCGCCATCAAGGATTGGAAGCTGGTCTTCCGCGGCTGCGCCACGATTGAACCCGCCGAGGGCAGGGTGGTTCCCGTCCTGATCTGGGAGATCAGCGACAGGGATGAGCGGAATCTTGATCGCTACGAAGGGTGGCCGAGCTACTACCGGAAGGAAGACCTGACGGTGACGATGACCGACCTGGACGGGAAGAATCCGCAGGAGGTCACAGCCATGGTTTACCTGATGAACGACGGGCATCCGATCCAGACACCGTGGAAGAGCTACTACGACACACTCGAAGAGGGATACACAAGGTTTGGCTTTAACACCTACCTGCTGGAGCGGGCCTTTGAGGAAGCGATGGAGGTGGAGCATGAGATTTCCTGACAGAGAGACCGTTGAGCGGCTGCGGAGGGAGTATCCTGCGGGATGCCGCATTGTGTTGGACGAGATGGACGATCCCTACACTAAGGTCCCTGTGGGCAGTCAGGCGACCGTGACAGGGGTGGACGATGCTGGAAACATTATGTGTGCGTGGGATATGGGAAGCTCACTCTCCATCGCCTATGGCGCTGATCGCTGCCACAAGGTGAGCACCGAGGAGGAAGCGAAGGTCACCTTGGACTGGTACGGAAAGCACCAGCCGGAGCAGGACGCCAGATGTCCTCGGTGCGGGGAGTTGATGGAAGGATCGACCAGCCGGCACGCTCTGAGCCGCAGGGTGAGCATCATGATCTGCGATCAGGACGGCATGAAGGAGGCCCTGGAGGACGCAGGGATCATGGAACGGCTGCCGCTCATGGAGTGGTATGCAATCCGGCTTGCTCGTTAAGAGCGTACACGGTGGCCACGGAGGGGCTTTCGGGCCTCTCTTTGGTATTCCCTCAAGGAGAGAACGACGAGCTACGGCGGCTTTGTGGCGCTTTTCTGAAAGCCAGAATAATCGTCTGTTCAGAGAAAGTTTTCAAAGCGGAATTGACTATGATTATAACATCTGCTATAATAATCATGTAGCAAATGTTATAAAGGAGGTTTCCATGAAAGACTTAATTCTCACGATAAGGGAACAGTTGAAAATCAGCCAGGAAGAACTGGCGAAGCTGATCGGCATCTCCTTTGCAACAGTGAACAGATGGGAGAATGGACACTCAAGCCCAAACAAGGCAGCTCAGCTCCGTCTTTACGACATCTGCAAGGAACGGGGTGTAGACCTTGAGGAGATCATCAATAAAAAGATCAGGGAAACTGCGGACGGAATAAAAACACGGCCTGGGCAGATGCTTCTCTACCATGGCTCTAAATCAGGTATCAAAGGTCCGATTGCACCGATCAGCAGAGACCGCTGTGATTTTGGCAAAGGCTTTTATATGGGGACGGAACCTTATCAGCCCCTGACGCTGATCAGCGATTTTGAGCAGTCAAAATTCTACGTTGTCAGTCTGGATCTGACAGGGCTGCGCGTTTTAAAGGTCAATCCTGATTTGGAGTGGGCCATGCTGGTGGCTTTTAACCGGGGAAAGATGGAAGAAGCCAGAGGAACAGACCTCTATGAGCGGTATGCGTCAATGAGCAAGGGGTACGACGTTGTTGTTGGCAGCATTGCTAACGACAGGATGTTCTATGTGTTGGACAACTTCTTCCTCGGAAATATTACTGATAAGGCGCTCGTCATGAGCTTGTCTGCTCTCCAGTTGGGCCAGCAGTATGTCGCGGTGACTGAAAAGGCGTGCAAGAATGCGAAGGTAGAAGCGGAGATTGAACTTTCACATCTGGAGCGTGTTTTTCTTCAGGACTTGAGTGAATCAAACCGCATCAAAGGCGTTAATCTTGCAAACAATATCTGCAGGGACTATCGCCGGGAGGGCAGGTTCTTCGATGAGATCCTGAGCGATGCCGGAAGAAAGGGGTGAAAGCATGGATAGCATCCAATTAAAGCTGTGTGATATCCAGGGCCGTTTGTTTGAACGATCTATTCCTTATGCAAGCGAGAGCTTTATCCGGGATTTCATGAATTCAGAGGTCGCAGAGCATCTGGACTCATCCTTCAACAAGCTCCAATGGATGGGGGAAGAATACCTGATGGAAGAACTGAGGGATGAAAAGGGCCTCAGCACGGAAGGTGAAAAGTATTCTTCGGAAGTCCTTTACTGGATTGGCTACCTGTATCGTTACTGGGCTTGCACCCGTAAGGAGAAGAGCAAGAAGATCTATCGGCAAGCACCGGCGAAGACCATGAAACGGAATTATCTGGCCTTCCACACACTCGACCCGGAAGTTGCAATTGATGACCTCATCGAGATCAGTAAACAAAAACACAGAAAGTGAATACGAAAAAAGAGAACCTCGCACTGTTTTGCGGGGTTTTCTTATGCCCGCAAATCGCTCGATTTGGAAGGCTGTTTTCGGTAAAATAGGAATGCAGAAAAAGGTCTCCAAAAGTGCATAGCGGATGATGGCAAAAAGAGGCGCCATTGTCAGCACCTCAAATAAAAGTTACCCTTAGTTTGTGAAAGACTAAGGAGGTAACAGGAAGGTGTTGAAAATGGCTCAGAAAGAGTATATCAAGCATCTCTACGAAGTGGAAGATAAAAGTGTGCTTGAAATTGCAAATGCCACAGGCTTTAATTACCGCACAGTCCGGAAGTATGCGTATCAGGAGGACTGGAGCAACGACGACCTGCCGAATATTGAGCCAACAAGCTATCCGGTTTTGGAGTCTTACATTCCTACGATTGATGCGTGGCTGGAGGCTGACCGCAAGATTCCACGGAAGCAGCGCCATACCGTGAAGCGGATCTACGACAGGCTGCGGGACGAATGTGGCTTTCCTGGCAGCTACTCCAGCGTGAAGAAATATGTCCGCAAGAAAAAGTTCGTGATGAAAGCGGCCACCGAAGGATATTTACCGCTTGCACACCCTGACGGCTGCGGACAGGTGGACTTTGGCGAGTTTATCTATTACGACGCCAAGCAGGAGGAACACAACGCCTATGCCCTCACAATCTCATTTCCCAATTCCAACAAGGGCTACACGCAGGCGTTCCCCTCGCAGAACCAGGAGTGCCTGCTGACGGGGATGCAGCGCATCTTTGAGCATATTGGTGGCGTTCCTCCCCGGCTGCGGTTTGACAATATGACGACCGCTGTGGCACAGGTCTTAGAAGGTACAGAGCGTGTTCTGGCAGACGGTTTTATGCGCTTCAAGCTGCATTACCGCTTTCAGGCGGATTTCTGCAATCCTCGCTCAGGAAACGAGAAAGGCAATGTTGAGAACAAGGTTGGATACAGCCGGAGAAATGCTTTTGTGCCGGTGCCGACCATTACCTCTTTTGAGGACTTCAACGAAAGCCTTTGGGATTGGTGCGAGAAGGACGCCAAGCGCACCCACTACAAGTACAAGGTCTCCATACAGGAGTTGTGGCTTGAGGAGCAGGACAGCCTTCTGGCACTACCGCAGTACCCGTTTCCGGTGTTCCGCTACGAGAGCATGGCGGTGAACAAATACGGCTTCGCTGTGATTGACACCAACAAGTACGGCCTCGCTCCTTCTCTGTACGGAGAAACCGTGCAGGCAAAGATTTTCTATGACCATGTGGAGTTCTTCCATGACCACCAGCCCATTGGGAAGTACCGGCGTTGCTATGGCTCCAACGAAGAAATCTATGATTGGACTCAGTATGTGGCTACCCTGTGCAAGAAGCCGGGAGCCATTGAGCATACTCGGTTTTTCCACCAGATGCCGCAGCCGTGGCAGCAGCACTTGGAGCAGAGCCGCGGCAAAGACCGAAAGAATGCGTTGCAGCTTCTGAGTGAGATTGTTCGTGATGGCAACGCTGCCCTCTGCGACGATGTTTTGGAGCTTGCTGGAATGAATGGCCGCACCGATGCCGACAGTATGCGGCAATGCTATTACATGATTGCCAAAAAAGAATACCGGCCTGAACCGCTGAAGATGATTTCCAATGCCCCTGCGCTGAACTACAACCCCAACCTCTCGGCCTACGATGGTTTGACGGCGGGAGGTGAGGCTCATGGATGAACAGATTGAGCAGATGATGCGGACTCTGAAACTCGGTGGTTTGGCAAAAGAATGGCGCTCCGTGGAGTACATGAACCCCGAACAGTATGTGACCGACCTTCTGATGGTGGAGATGCGAGAGCGAGAAGCCAACCGCATTAACCGCATGGTGAAGACAGCCGGATTCCAAGTGCTGAAAACGCTGGATGACTTTGAGTGGAAATCTGATCTTGAGCTTCCTGTTGGTCTGACGCGGGAGTACATGGAAGATTTACAGTTCCTTGCGCCAAAAGAAAATCTCGTTTTTATGGGCGCTGTTGGTACGGGAAAGACCCATCTGGCAACAGCACTCGCTTTGAAAGCCTGCCAAGAGGGACGGCGGGTACGGTTCTTTACCGCCGCAGCCCTCGCTAACATCCTGCTGGAAAAGAACAGCCGTGGTACGCTGAACAATTTCTTGGGGACGCTGAAAAAGGTGGAGCTGATTGTGCTTGACGAGATTGGCTTCGTACCGCTGCACAAGGACGCTGCCGAGCTGCTGTTTCAAGTGGTCTCGGATTGCTACGAGCGCAAAAGCCTGATTATTACATCCAATCTGGAGTTCTCTCAGTGGAACACGGTCTTTGGGGACAACCGCTTGACCGCAGCACTGATTGACCGGCTCATCCACCATTCTCATATTTGCATTTTCTCTGGTGAGAGCTACAGGCTTACGCAGTCCATGCTCCGCCAGAAATCCAAGAAAGGAGCTTCCCGATGAATACTGCTTTGACCGCCGAAGAAAAGTGCCGCCTCCACAAATGGATTGCTGACGGAAATGACCCTGCCGACAATCCGTGGCTCATGTCTGGAGAGGATGGCAGGCCGTTGGATTTCATTACCGCATGGCGTGATATGCTCAGCTTGCAAGCAGAGCACATGGTGGGCCTCTGAAAAGGTCCCCAAAAGGCGCTCCAAAAATGCAGAATTGGGTCTCCAAAAAGGTCCCCAAAAATGCAAAACCGGGCCTCGTAAAAGGCGCGCCAAAAGTACAGCGTTGGGCCCCAAAAAGGGCTCGGCAACCAACCATGCTGGTGCTGACCAGACTATGTACTTCTCGGGGCCCTTTTTATGCACTTTCTACTTGACGAACACAGAAGGCACATATTTGTGCAGAATTATCTGATAATTATCGCTATATGGCCTTGATATATCTTCGGTTTAGAGTGATATATACACATGCCGAAGGGCACAGAACAAGGAAAACGGAGGATGAAGACCATGACGATCAACGAAGGAATGAAGAAATACCGCCTGCCCAACCCGACCACCAGCGAGGACCTGGAGATGCGCTTCTCTGGCATGGACGGCAAGGTCCTGGACTTTGGGGACAGGGTGCTGGTTGCGGGATACTACTGGAACGGCCCCGGAAAGCCCAATTACTACGCTGCGGTTTATGAGCACCTGGATGACGACATGAGCTGCGAGGGCGCCCTTGGACTGCGGGAGATCAGCGAGGTGGAATTTTTCGACGACGGGCATGCGATTGCCTGGGCGCTGGCGGTAGAGTGAGGAAAAAACGGAACGACTTATATTGCATTTTCTGATATGATGATAGCGTGGAGATCAGGGCGGAGGGAAAACCTTCTGCTCTTTCTTTATGCCATTTTTGAGAGAGGAGGAACGGATATGGCGACCAAAGGAAGAAAGCCCACGCCAACAGCCATCAAGGAGCTGGAAGGCAATCCGGGCAAGAGAAAGCTGAATGAAAACGAGCCTAAGCCTGTGAAAAAGGCGCCTGCCTGTCCGAAATGGCTGGAGCCGGAAGCCAAGAAAGAATGGCGGCGGCTGGCAAAAAAGATGGAGGCGCTGGGTGTGCTGACCGAGGTAGATATGGCGGCTTTCGCCGGCTACTGCCAGGCCTACGCCAGATGGAAACAGGCCGAAGAGCGGATCACCGACAGAGGACTGGTCATCCGGACGCCTTCTGGTTATCCCCAGCAGGTACCATACATCTCCATCGCCCAACAGTATCTCCGGCTTATGAACCAGTTTGCGGAGCAATTCGGACTGACGCCTGCCGCGAGAAGCCGGATCATTGCCGGGAACGACAGCGGCGGTGCGAAGGATGAGATGGATGAACTGCTGGGAGGTAGCTAATGGCGAGAGAAAGACCGAAAAACTACCCCGAATTAAAGGACTACAAACCGACCCGGTTCATGCTGGACACCTCGCATTACGACGAGGAGAAGGCAGACCGGGCGGTGCGCTTTATCGAGATGCTTCCGCATACCAAGGGACGCTGGGCGGGGAAACCCTTCTGGCTGCTTCCCTGGCAGGAGCAGATCATCCGGGACATCTTCGGCATCGTGAAAGAGGACGGCACGAGGCAGTTCCGTACAGCCTACGTTGAGATCCCGAAGAAGAACGGGAAGAGTGAGCTGGCGGCGGCCATTGCCCTTTACATGCTGTATGCGGACGGTGAGGCTTCTCCGGAGGTCTACGGCGCTGCGGCGGACAGGCAGCAGGCTTCCATCGTGTTCGATGTCGCCAAGCGGATGGTTGAGATGACTCCGGCGCTCCTGAAACGGAGCAAGATCATGGGTGCGACTAAGCGCATCGTCAACTTCACCAACGCAGGCTTCTATCAGGTGCTTTCGGCAGAGGTCGGGACCAAGCACGGATTGAATGTGTCAGCCCTCTGCCTGGACGAACTACACGCCCAACCCAACCGAAACCTCTTTGATGTTCTGACCAAGGGCTCCGGCGATGCGAGGCTCCAGCCATTGTACTTCCTGATCACTACAGCGGGAACCGACCGCAACAGCATCTGCTTTGAAGTCCACAACAAGGCAAAGGACATCCTGAAAGGAACGAGGATCGACCCTTCCTTTTATCCCGTCCTTTACGGGCTGGATGACGCGGATGACTGGGGCGACGAGGAGAACTGGTTCAAGGCCAATCCCTCCCTGGGATACACCATTCAGCTTGACCGTGTGCGGGATGCTTACCGGGAGGCGCTGACCAACCCGGCGGAGGAGAATGTGTTCCGTCAGCTGAGGCTTGATCAGTGGGTGAGCAGCTCGGTGGCGTGGATACCGGAACACATCTACGACCAGGGAGACATCCCAATCGATATCGATGCCCTCAAGGGCCGTGAATGCTACTGCGGACTGGACCTTTCCAGCACTAGTGACATCACGGCTTTTGTTATGGTCTTCCCGCCTCTGTACGAGGGAGACAAATACACCGTTGTGCCGCACTTCTGGCTGCCGAGGGAAACCCTGCAGCTGAGGGCGCGGAGAGACCACGTTCCTTACGATGTCTGGGAGAAGCAGGGCCTCTTCCATGTAACGGAGGGCAACGTGGTCGATTACAACTTTGTGAGAAGGACGATAAACGAGCTGGGGAGGCAGTTCCACATTATGGAGATCGGGGTAGACCGCTGGAACGCGACGCAGCTTATCACCGACCTGGAAGGCGACGGCTTCACTATGATTCCCATCGGCATGGGCTTTAAGGACATGAGCCCCGGCATGAAGGAACTGTACAAGCTCCTGCTGGAGGGACGGATTATTCACGGCGGAAATCCCGTGCTCCGCTGGATGGCCGGCAATGTTGTGGCGGAGATCGATGCCGCGGAAAACATCAAGCCCAGCAAGAAAAAGAGTACGGAGAAGATTGACGGTATCGTTGCCT